ATGCGTTACCACTGTAACCGTACCGTCTCCAGCGTGGAGAACGGCATCACGGCGGAGCTGTGGGATAGCATCGTCGCACCACTGTCGAACTGGGACGAAGCGGATGCCATCGCTGCGGGTGTGGACTTGGGCGGCAAAGATGATCTAGCGGCATACGGATTGGTGGCACGGTTCAAAGTCGGCGAGGCAGAAGACGATGCCGGAAACTTGCGGCCCATCTACCGTTACGAAATGCGGAGCCGGGCGTTCATCAGTGAGGAATCGAGGCGGGATTTGACGCAGCAACCGTGGTCGCACTGGATACACAGCGGGCAGTTGGTCAAATGTCGCTACGTCGTGGCCAGCCTGCGTGATTCGCTGCTGGATGAATGCGAGGAACTTGGCATTCAGATGGTGGCGTTTGACCCGTACAACGCAAGCCAACTCGGCGACGAACTGGACGCGGCAGGACTTACTGCGGTGAAGATGCCGCAGGCCCATCACCACTTTAATGAGGTACTGCTGGAGTTCCAAAACGCAGCGGTCGAGGGGCGATTGCGGCCGGCAGTGAATGACCCGGTGCTGCGGTGGTGTGCCTTGAACATGAGCATTAACCGCAACAGCCGGGACCAGGTGATGCCGGACAAAAAGCACAGCAAGGAAAAGATTGATGCGGTGGTTGCGTCTTTGATGGCGATGCGTGCGGTTATGGTTTGTAAGTCGAAGTTTACTGGCAGCTTGTTCATCGGCTAATGGAGTGGCACTGATGGGATTCGGACTCAATGGCCTGATTAAATGGTTCAACGGAACCGATGACGGCGTGACGCCAGTAAACCCGCATACGATGCTGGGGCTGGCTGGCGTGTGGTATGCCATGTCGAAGATCAGCGGCATGGTCGGCCAGATGCCGCTGGAGATTCGCCGTAAGATTGACGGAGGCGGAAGCGACGACGGAATTGGCCATCCGGTTTGGAACCTGCTGCGGTGGCAACCCAACGACTATCAGACCGCGGACGTTTGGAAGGAAACCATTCAGGGCCACGCTATCGGCTGGGGCAATGGGCGGGCGGTGGTGATTCGCCAAGCAGGCAGGCCGACGGAGCTGCTGCCGCTGATGCCTGACCGGACGAAGACCTACATGGTCGGCGGCGAGAAGTACCACGTAACCAACCCGAACATGGACCACGACCGCATCGCTGCCTACGCTGGCGACTTCGAGGCGGCGATGACTGCCAACCCTGAGACGACCGTAGTCATTCACGACCGGGACGTTCTGCACATTCAAGGCTTCGGCTATGACGGCATCGAGGGCAAGTCGTTTGCCAGCGTGGCCCGTGAGTCGATTTCAATGGGGCTGAATGGACAGCGGCTGGCGACGAAGCAAAGCGAAAAGGGATTCACTGGGCGGCTGATGCTACAGGCCCCGCCCGGTTCATTCCGTGACGAGAAGCAGGCGGCGGAGTTCCTGACTACATTCCGCAAGCATCACAACGAAGACGGGGAATTGGTCGGACTGCTGCGGGAGGGCGTAACGGCTAACGTGCTGACGATGTCGAACCATGATGCCCAGTTCGTCGAACAACAGAAGTTCAACCGCACCGACATTATGCTCTGGTTCGGCCTTGAGTCGATGCCTGGCGATGAAAGCCGCAGTAGCTACTCCAGCCTCGAACAGAAGCAGCTCTCGGAGTTGCAGTCCTGCCTGAACCGCTGGCTGGTCAAATGGGAAATGCAGTGCCGCGCCAAACTGCTGACTGACCGCGAAAAGATGGCGGACCAGTATTACTTCAAGTTTAACCGTGGCACGCTCATCATGACCGACATGAAGACGACCGTGGACACGCTGGCACAGGGCATTGTTCACAAGATTATCAACCCGAACGAGGCACGGGCCAAATTGGATATGAACCCTTACAGCGGCGGCGATGTCTACTCTAACCCGAACATCACGACCGACGAAGTGGACCCGGCAGGCGACGGCACCACTGAAACCGAAACGCCAACGGCAGCACCAGCGGCACAGGCCCAGCTCCAGCACATGGTCGGCGTCGAATGCAACCGCATTGAGCAGCGTGGCCTGCGGGCGAAGAACTTCGTGGACTGGGTCGATGGCTTTTACGCTCGATGGCAGGAACGGCTGGAATCAACAGCGGGGGCGGAGGACTGTGACGTGGCCGGATACTGCAAGCGGCATAAGGACGCACTGCTGGCGGCAGCGGACAAACAGCCAGCGGAGTTTGTGGAAGCGGTCAAGGCGTTGGTCACCAGTTGGCGGGCGGATGGCGTCAAGGAGCTGTCCAGCCTATGAGTGAGCGTGTCTTCGTCTGCGTCGGGCCGAACCGTGGGGATGCCGAGATGCTGCGGCTACTGCAAGGGCACGACCGCTTTTTTATGTTTGAACCGCTGCCAGATGCTGCGGCGTACCTGCGGCAGCATAACGCACACATCGCCGATATTTTCCACGTAGTCGAAGCGGCTTGCGGTCCAGCTACCTGCCGGGCCAAGATGCGAAGGTATAACACGAACGGAGTCAGCAGCAGCCTCGGCGTTTGCACGGAGCAGGCACGCCAGCTGTATCCACAAGCGGACCTGAGCGAACAGGGCGAGGTAGAGGTGCAGGTGGTAAACCTTGGCGAGTTCCTTGAATGGTTCGGCGTCAAGCAGATTCAGACGCTGATGACTGACGCACAGGGCATGGACCTTGCCATCCTGAAGACGATGGAACCATACTTCCGCAGGCGGGCAGTCCAGCGGGTGATACACGAAACAGACGCCGACGGATTCAAGCACTACGACGGACTACCGGACAACTCGCTATCGGGTGCGGTTGCGTATATGGAGCAGTTTGGATGTTACCGGCCAAGCAGAATGCCGGACCGAAACGACTTTAACTTTGACATGGAATGGAGGCTGGAATGCTGCGGGTAAACGAGAAGACGCGGGAAATGTTCGTCTACGGCCAGATCGGGCCAGCCGACTGGGGATTCATCGGGGCCGATTCCATCGTCGAAGGGCTGGGGATGCTGGGCGACGGACCGATCAGCGTGCGTGTCAATTCACCTGGCGGCAGCGTCGATGAGGCAGTTGCAGCGGTAGAGAACCTGCGGCGGCATGGCGGCGAGGTGACGGTAAGCGTTGACGCCTTGGCTGCATCGGCGGCTACTCTGTTTCTGGTCAGCGGATTCAAGGTTACGGCCGCACCACGGGCGATGGTTATGATTCACCAGCCTCACACAATTGCCATCGGCGACGCGGCCGCAATGCGGAAAACGGCGGAAATTCTGGACAAATACAGCGAAACGCTGGTCGATGCCTACGCTGCCAAGATGGATGCCAGCCGTGACGAAATTCTGGCGATGGTGGCGGAGGAAACATGGTTCACAGCCAAGGAAGCACTGGCTATCGGTCTGGTGGATGAAGTGGTCGACATCAAGGACGCACCGAAAGCGATGGCCTCGGCGTCCATGTTCCGCCATCCGCCACAGGAATTGTTCGACCCGGCCAAGCCAGCGACGCCAGTGGAGCAGCGATTCCCGAAGCTAATTGCCGCAAAACTGCGGGCAATACGACTAAAAAGACGGGACACTTGATTCGGTAATTGAAAAGCGTATTATTTCAGACGGCGGGAATGTCTCGCCACACATTTTGAAAAACTCCCGCTAGAGTTCGGTTGTCATCGACTCGACGGGCTGACGTTTGGAAACCAACGTCGGCTGTCGCAGTCGATTTCTTTTTTTGCTGCTGACGGTCGGCACAAAAAAGGAATGACCATGTTTACCGTACAAAAACTGCGGGAATTGATTCAGGAGCAGCACGACCGCGTGGCTGCGATTCTGGCCGTTGCCAAGGCCGAACAGCGTGATTTGAACGCTGACGAGGAAAAGGAAATCGACGAGGTTCAAGGCAAGGGCGACCAAGCCGGAAAGCTCGGCGAACTGGAAGCGAAACTGGACCGGCTGCTGAAGGTCGAAGCCGCCCAGAAGCAAATCGCCCGTCAACGGTTCGACGCTGACAAGCAAACCGACGAAGTTGTCGCTAATGGCGAGCTGAACGTCGCTGCCGTCAGGGTTCCGGCCAAGGCGAAGGGTGGCGTGGTTAAGGCTTTCCAAGGCCCCAACGCCGACAAGGAAGCCTACATCGCCGGTCAGTTCTTCCTCAGCATCAACGGCCATCAGGGTGCAAACGAATGGCTGAAGTCGCACGGCATCCAAAACGCCATGTCGACCAGCGACAACACCAAGGGCGGCTATCTGGTGCCTGAGGTGCTGGAGTCGGCCATCATTCGCAACGTCGAAGAATACGGCATCGCTCGCCGGGAATGCCGCGTCTACCCGATGGGACCGGGCGTCACGCTCATTCCTCGCCGGGCTGGCGGATTCACTGGCTATTTTGCTGGCGAAAACAGCAGCGTCACCGCATCGGATTTGGCGTTCGACCAAGTCCGGCTGGAAGCTCGCAAGCTGATGGTCTTCTCCAGCTGGTCCAGCGAACTGCCGGAAGACAGCGTCGTGGCCTTGGGTGACTTGCTGACCCAAGAAGTGGCCCAGTGTTTTGCTGTCAAGGAAGACCAATGTCTTTTCCTTGGCGACGGCACCAGCACTTACGGCGGAATTGTCGGTCTGGCAAACGCATTGGCAGCGGGTGCTTACGCACAAACCGCAACCAACATCGACACGCCAGCCGAGATCACCATTGCATCCTTTGAGGAAGCGATGGGCAAACTGCTGATGCTGCCTGGCATCCAGCCGAAGTGGTACTGCCACAGCTCGATTTACTATAACGTGCTGCAACGGCTGGCCAGTGCTCAGGCTGTCAACGTGGCCAACTACGCAACCGGCATGGGTCCAATCTTCATGGGCTATCCGGTCGTGTTCTGCCAAGGAATGGACAGCGGCGCGCCGACGACTGACCTGTCCGGCAAGTTCATCGCCTACTTTGGCGACATGAGCCGAGCCGTTTCGATGGGCCAGAAGCGTGGCATTAGCATCGCAGTCGATAACAGCTACGGCTTCAACACCGACAGCATTTACTTCCGTGCAACCGAACGTTTCGACATCAACTGCCACGAACGCGGAACCACGACCACTGGCGGACCGATCATCGGCGTCAAGTGCAACGCATCCTAATGATCCAAGTGTTCTGCTCCACTTGGGACCGTCGGGAGGGGGCGGGTTTCCCGCTCCCTCCTTTTTCTGAAAACATCAATACCTGACAAGGAACCGATAAATGAAGACTCTCCAAAGCTGCGTGTATTCCACGCTGCTCGCCCCGATTACCGCCGTGACTACCGCACGGACTGCCAACCTCGATTGCCAAGGTGCCGATTACGCAACCATCAGCATTTCCTGCGGTGCGGAACTGAACACCAACAGCACGAACGTCGTCGTCTCCCTCAAGGAATCAGACGACACCACGGCATCCAATTTCGCCACGTTCAACAGCACCTACGCTTTTACCATCGACAACACCGCAGCGGCTGAAGCTGTTCTGCACGTTGACCTGAATGGCCGCAAGCGGTATCTGCAAGTCGGACTCACACCGGACACCACGACCAATGGCCCGGTCTTAACCTCGGTGGTCGGCATCCTCCAAAAGGAAATTGCCGCCTCCGCAAACACCAACAATGCCGATTACGTCAAGGTTGGTTAATCATAAGACGGTCACCAGCAGCGGAGCAGAACGCTATGGATACACACAAGGAAGCGAAGGTCGCCGCGTTAATGACGGCTCCCAGATATGAATGCGTCTGGAGCCGCAACGTCATCGACCACGCTTTTAAGAAGGCAGGTATTCCGATTGTCGTTTCGGGCGGCGTGTTCTACGGGCAATGTATGCAGAGGATGCTGGAAGACGCCATCGACCACGGCATCGACGTGGCTATTACGGTGGACTTCGACAGCTGCTTTACCGTGGAACACGTTCACCGTTTGTTAGGCGTGCTTTACAGCGACGACAAATACGACGCTGTGGCGGCAATGCAGTGCAAGCGTGGAAAGCAAATTCCGCTGTTTACGATGGGCGGCGAGACGCGGGTGGAATACTGCGGCCAGCCGCTGGAAGTGACGACGGCCCATTTCGGGCTAACGGCCATCAAGCTGGACCGGCTCAAGGACGTGCCTAAGCCTTGGTTCTGGTGCAGGCCGGATGCGGATGGCAAGTGGACCGACGCCAAGATCGATGATGACATCTGGTTTTGGAACAAGTTCCGTGAGGCTGGGCGGCGGGTCTGGGTAGACATTGACTGCCGCATCGGTCACATGGAAGAGATGATTGCGATTTATGACGAGAACCTGCAACCGCAGCACATCTACCCAGAGCAGTGGCGGCAGCAGTACCTCGAACGCAAGGAGCAGCAGGCATGAAACTAAAACAGGTCCAGCAGGTGCAGGTTCAACTGCTCCGCAACTGGAACGGTCGCAAGGCCGACGACGTGATCGAAGTTTATCCCGGTGTGGCAGATTGTCTGGTGAGGTTTGGAAATGGGCGGATTCTCAATCAGCGGACCATTGCGGACAGCGGACAAGTCGATCACGCAGACAGCCCCGGCAGTGGAACCGCTGCAACTGAGCGAGGTGAAAAAGCACCTCGAAATCGCCGACGCTGACACGGCACACGACGAGCATCTGCAAAACCTCATTCAGCAGGCAAGGGAGCAGGTCGAGCATGACTGTCAAGTTTGCCTCATATCTCGCACGGTTACGGAAAAATTCAACTGGTCCGGCGACGAAGAATATTGGCAACTGTATTACCGGCCAGTCTCGGCGGTCACTTCGATCACCTATTACGACTCAGCCAACACGCAGCAGACATTTTCGGCCAGCCTCTACAGCCTGGACACGGACCGTCGCCGCGTGTGGCTTAATAGCAACGCGGCATGGCCGACAGCCTACGACCGCTGGGACGCCATCAGCTTAGCCTACACGGCGGGCTATGGTGCCAATGGTGGGGCAGTGCCGCAGATTTACAAGCAGGCGATGCTGCTGCTGATTGGGTATTACTTTGAAGAGCGCACGATGATGGGCAACGAAGTCATCACAGGCGGATTTAAAGCCTATGAGAACCTGCTGGCCCGGCTCAAGCGGAGTAACTACCCATGAGACTAAAGGCTGGCCAGTACCGTGACCGTGTTCACGTCTACCGCGAAACCTCCGCAGAGGGGAGCGACGACCCTGCTTTTGCAACGACGCTTTGGCGTGACCTGCCGTGCAGCATCACCGCAGTCAGTGGCGGCGAAACTTACCGCGGCAGGCAGATTGAAGCGACCGTCTCGCACGTTATCGAAATGCGGTACTACGCCGGAATCCTTCCTAACATGCGAATCTATCAGCCGCTGACCCAGACTTACTACGAAGTGAGCCGGGTGCTGGCAATGGACAGCAATACGCAGCTGATGATTCAAGCGACGGAGGTGGTTGTCTGATGGCAAAAGCGAAGATGGCTATTGAGTCCAGCATCAGCGAAGACGTCAAGATCGAAGACTACCTCCAGCGGGTTGACTTGCTGGTTCGTGGCAAGGCACTTGCCGACGCACTGAAGGCAGCGTCCAAGATTGTGCAGAATC